AGCGTTAGGATCGGAGGGAAGTACGGGAAGCCACAACATTGCTACCTCACATGATGTAACCATATCAAGCACTATAACTTCCCCGTGGAACATGGCTTATCGCATAAAGACGCTAAACCAAAGCGCAAGCAAAACTACAAGAATACAAGCAGTATCACTAGGATGGTCATAATATGAGTTACATAGGGATCAAACCACCCCTGGATATCCCCTCCGGAGTGGAACAACCAGATTACTTTACCCTAGATCACACCTATAATTACAATTATACGAGTATTACATCTAATGCTACGACCACCGTTCCAGCAGGAAGAAACGGGTTTTTGACTGGGCCTATTACTGTAGACAGCGGAGTTACATGGACTATAAGCGGTACACTTTTCATATTTTAGGAAATAACTATGAGCGAACTAAAAACTAATAAGGTAAGTCCGGCTACAGGAACTGCGTTCACTTTAGGTGATTCGGGTGATACATTCACTCTTCCCTCTGGTGCGATCATGACGATTACAGGCACTTTGGCGTTGGATGCTACAAAGATAGCAGATGGTAGCGTAACAAGTACAGAGTTTCAGTATATCAATACACTCGCTTCAAACGCTCAGACACAGATTACCGCAAGACTACAACTAACTGGTGGAACAATGGCTGGTGCGACTGTATTTGCAGATCAGTTATCGTCTAGGTTTGTTGCAAAAGACTATGCGGAAACTGTATATGCTGGAGGCAGTACAAGCACAGCAGTTACTCTGGATGAAACTGACGGTAATGTACAGACTTTCACTATGACAGGAAACTGTACTTTCACAATGCCCTCTGGCAGTGGGCTACAGTCTGGAACATCCATAACTTTGATTCTTACTCAGGATGGCACAGGATCGAGAACAGGTGCATTTACTTCAGTTAAATGGGCTGGTGCTTCTGCGCCTACCCTAACAACTACGTTAACCACAGGCGTAGACATTATAACCTTTTACACCTTTAATGGGGGAGCATCGCCTGTTTGGTATGGGTTTGCTGCTGGTCTGGATATGCGGTAATGCCATTAGGAGCAAGTAAAGTATCGTTGTTCGCCGCTTCAGTTAGTAGTTTTGAGGCATCTGGTGGAACAGAAACTACCAGTGGTGATTATAAGATACATACATTTACCTCTACTGATGACTTTATTGTTTCTAGTGCGCCCGCTGGTTCTACAGTTGATGTTCTAGTTATAGCGGGGGGTGGTGGTGGTGGTGAAGTATGGCAATCTGGTGGTGCAGGTGGTGCTGGAGGTATGCGCTACATAACTAGCCAATCAGTTACAGCACAAACTTATGCCTGTACTGTAGGCAGTGGCGGGGCCAAACGAGTAAAGGGGAGCGATTCATCCTTTGGTGGCGTTATTGATACGACAGGCGGAGCTAGAGGAGGTGGCGGTGGCAGTGGAGTTCCCGGCAGAGATGGACATGATGGAGGCTGTGGCGGAGGTCCAATGGGTTGGGATTATGGGGATTCTTTAGGTAATCCCGGGGAAGGAAATGAAGGTAGTTACGACCCAGTAGAGGGATATAATAGTGGAACAAACACATCTCCTACGACTGGATATGGCGGCGCTGGGGGTGGTGGCGCTGGAGGAGTTGGAGGAAATTCACTATCTGCAAGATGCAAATAGTGGGGATGGTGGAGATGGTACTGCCCCCGATACTGGAGGAGCGGGTGGCTCCGGGGTTGTAATAATAAGGTATCTAGCATGAGCCATTTTGCAGAAATAAAAGACGGCATCGTTCAAAGAGTGATCTCTGTAGAAAAAGAATACATAGATGCTGGCAGGCTAGGCGATCCGTCTAACTGGATTCAAACTTCGTACAATACCCGTGCTGGGGTTCATTATGCACCTAATTCCAACGATCCTGACGGGGGTACAGGACTTAGAAAAAATTATGCTGGTAAGGGTATGATCTACGACGAGGTGAGGGATGCGTTTTATTATCACCAACCCTACCCATCGTGGACATTAGATGAAGCAACTTGTAGATGGGAAGCACCTGTACCCGAACCAGAGGGTTTTTATATTTGGAACGAAGAAACAACATCGTGGGTAGCAGTAGAGGAATAAACTATGGCATTAGAAAGCGCAACATACATTAGCGGATTGGTAGACACGAACCCTACAGGCTCAGATAGTATCTCTCAAGGAGACGATCATTTAAGATTAATCAAAAAAGTAGTGCAGGATAGTCTGCCTGATGCAGATCAGGCTGTTGGTACGATTGTTCCAAAGGCCACAGCCCCGACTACGCAGGTTTTGGGGACTATCTGGTACGATACTGGTAATGCCCTGCTAAAGATCAACACAGCGGCTACTGGTGCTACACCCGTATGGGTGACTGTGAATGAGGGCGCACCTTGGGCGGCAGGTACATTTGGTGGTTCTGCCGCTGGGTATAGATCATTCTCGGTAACCAAGGGTGGCACAAACCAAACAGGCGTTGTTAGTGGAACTAGAACCAAAGTTACTTGGCCTACAGAGGAATGGGATACTGGCGGTGTATTCGCATCAGATAAATTTACTTGTGATGTTGCCGGCAAATATCATTTCTATTTTGCCCTTAAACTTACTGGTAATGTTTTGTATGACAATGAGGTCAGCCTTTTTAAGAATGGCACTATCTTTAGATACGCCAACTATTTTATTGCTTATGACTCTGGGGCTAATACAGGTGTTCCTACTATGCAAATGGAAGCCTCTTTAGACCTTTCTGTATCTGATTATATAGAAGTATATGTGCATCAGGAAAGCGGAGGCGATCAAGTTGTAGACGGGACAGCTCTTGCTACTTGGTTTAATGGACACAGAATAGAATAATGCCTCTAGTACCTATAACAGACGTAGGTAAGGTAGGGATTATAGAGGATATACCACCCTATAATCTCCCGCCTAACGCATGGTCTGGTGGTAACAACGTAAGGTTCCTAGACAACGGTGTAAAGAAGGTAGCTGGCTATGAAGAGGTCATGGCTACCTGTCCATTTGCCCCTTACTATATACATCCGTACCTTTCCGCTGGTGGAACCTACTATTGGCTGGCGTATGGTGCTACCGATATAGCGGTATGGAATGGTTCTACATGGACTGATGTAACCCGACAGACAGCGATGACCCTTGATGGGGCTGTTTCCTCTAGCGCCGCTTCTATTACTGTGGATACTGGGGCCGCACTGACCGCTCTATCTGCTTCTGGAACCTTAATTATAGGGGATGAGGATACCGGGTCATCTAATGTATATGAGGCACTAATCTATAGTGCTAGAAATACTAGCACCGGGGTTATTACATTAACCGGCACTACGGCACAATCCCATCCTGACAATTCTGTAGTTACTCCCTCTGGAAGTACGACCACCACAGATAACGACTATAGTGCAACCACAACAGCCAGGAAGTGGACAACCACAAACCTGAACGGGATCGTAGTTGCCACTAATGGAATTGATACGCCACAGATGTGGCCTTTATCCGGGGGCGTTCCCGCTCTAGGCACACCGTTTCTGGAGTTAAGGAACTGGCCCTCTGGTAATAAGTGCAAGGTTATAAGATCGTTCAGAACCTTCCTTATAGGGCTGAACTGGGTACGAACCAACCTCCCAGCACATGGAGTTCTAGCGATGCTACACTGGATGCTGGTGAATACCAATTAGCCGATACCGCAGGCGATATAGTGGATGGGCTGCCTCTTGGCGATTCATTTCTTATTTATAAGAACGACTCAATCTACATTATGAACTATGTTGGAACTCCCTATATATTCTCCTTTAAGTTGTTATCTCCGACGATAGGTTGTTTAGCTAAAAATGCAGTAAAGGAGTTTGAGGGAGGACATTTCTTTATAGGGAACTCAGACTTCTATCTTTGCAATGGACAGCAGGTAACTCCCCTGCTACCGGAGAGGTTAAGGCGCACTGTATTTGATGAACTTAACGGAGACAACTACGAGAAGTGTTTTGTGTCGGCAGACTATGTTAGAAATGAAATGATTGCTGCTTACCCCGCTGGAAGTTCTACCGTGGTTGACAGGGCTGTCCTATGGAACTGGAAAACAAATACGTTCAGCCTGAGAGACCTGCCAGATACGTCCTATGTAAATGCAGGTATCATAGAGATAACTGCTGGTGCTACGTGGAACGCAGCTACTGCTACATGGAACACAGGCTCCGGCGCATGGGGCGCTACTAACTACGACAACGTGGCTGAGAACCTAGTCTTTGCTGATGTTACCAACACCAAGATTTACAGGGATAATAAAGGTAACACCAAAGATGGGACAGATATGACCTCGTACATAGAGAGGACTGGTTATGATCTTGATGATCCAGCATCTGTTAAGTTTGTCTCTGCGGTATACCCACAGATAGAGGTGTCTGGAAGCAACTCTGTTAATGTATATATAGGACACCAGATGTCTACGGAAGAGGGTGTAACATGGGAGGGTCCAGTCTTGTTTAACCCAAATACCCAGTCTAAGGTATCGTGTAGGGTTACTGGAAAATACTTTGGTATTAAGTTTGAATCAACTGGGGACTTTGATTGGAAGCTACATGGACTCGCATTTGAAGTTAAACCAAGGGGCAAGCGTGGCAGTAGGATGTAGTAATGGCTTACGGTCCTAAAGATTTCAAATCAGTAAACAGATGGTCGCCTAACCCAGCACCATCCACAGCCGAACAGCTCCCTGATTACCTCTTTAATGAACTAAACAGGTTGGGAGATATTGTATTTAACTTAGACACATTTAGACTAGAGCCAACTTATGCCGAACCAGAAAAATCGAGAGAAGGAGACATCAGATACGCAGCCGGATATGGCACATCAGGAACGTGGGGAGCCTCGCTTGGAGCAGACGGAATCTACTGGTACAACGGGACAGCCTGGACAGTCATGTGAAGTATCTATAGTATGTATTAAAGACGTACCCTCCCTATGGGAAGAGGTATATCCTATTATAGATAGGTGTCAAAGGTATGCGAA